TTTTTTTTTTTTTTTTTTTTTTTTAAAAAAATAAAATAAAGTGAGATAGACCCTGGATACCCTGTCTTCCCTGTCTCCTAAACGCTTTATTTTTGGATTCTGGGCGGTTTTTGATTGGTTTGTGCATTAGTATAGGTATGAGTCAATATGTGTACCAAATACACGGAGCATTGGAAAATGCACAGGGTCAGTTCAAAGGACTGCGGGTATTGGTGTGCGACTTAAACTATTTCGACTCTGTAGATGTGCCAGTCGAGATACTAGACAATGAAACGGCAAAGTATATCCAGTTTCGATTAAAGGTCTCCAAACAAGCCTTGGATATTCAAAAACTACCCGTTTCAGTTCAAAACCGAATCAGAGCACCGTTAGGGCGCTGGTTAGACGATTGGGTACTTAAGAACTTTCATGGCGATACTAGCAAATCAAAAGATACTAACCCTTGATTATTGGAAAAGGGCAGACCAGGTCCAAGAAGGCGACCTGCTGCTAGACCGCAACGGCCAACCTGCCAAAGTCACGCTGGTCCAAAAGTACACCCCACCCCACTGCTACGAAGTCCAGTTCAATGATTACCTAACTGCAGCTGGGGATGATAAGATGGGGTTCATTGTAGAAACCCCCAACGATAGAATCAAAGAATGCAAGTACAAAGGCATCAAGCCAATTGTACGGCCACTGCACACCAAGCATATTGTTGACCTGTTGGAAGAGACCCCCACGGTCTATTCGGTACCAACAACCCAACCCCTGCAGCTCCCACACCAAGACTTACCTATACCACCGTTTGTATTTGGTTTCTGGTTCCTTAACCGCAAGGTCCAAAAGCAAATGGTCGCACCCCAGGACTTCCAAGACGGGGTGCATGAAGCGTTCCGTGACGCTGGATACCGTGTAACCCTAGGCCGGCACATCAAAAAGCTGCGTTATGAGTTCCGCATCACCCCCACAATAGAGTCCCAGCTCGCTCCCCTCATTCCAACCCGCATTCCTAACAACTATCTCATGGGTTCGTACGAACAGCGCACCGAATTTCTAAGGGGCTTGCTACAGGCAAAGCACCGACAGTACAATCCACGCACCAAAACGTTTAGAATAACCCTACTTAATGAAGGGTTATTAAAGCAAATTCAATGGTTAGTGGAGTCTTTGGGCCATAAAACAACCATTTTTTCGCATCCGCAGCTAAAAAACCATACATTAACGTTCAAATCACGCCTGCATCTTATACCAAACCAAACACCCCCAACCAAAAAGCGCATACTAAGCCGGAGATACATCAGAGAGATCTATGAAATCCAACAGCAACCATGCGTTCACATTGAAACAGATGGCTACCAAGGTACTTTCCTGGTGGGAGAAGGATTTATTTCATGTCTTTGACACCAAAACAAGAGCTTGTGCTCAAAAAATTCGCACTGGCAAACAAACACTGGCCCAAACCACAGCTAGAAGCTGCAATCTGGCAGGTAAAATGGCAGATTCAAGCCCTGCAGCACCAACGAGAGCCAGATGATGGCGAATATGATACGTTTCTTATGCTTGCCGGTCGTGGATCTGGCAAAACTCACACCGCTTCTCATTGGATTGGCATTCGTGCTTGGAAGTACGACAACACACGCTGGCTTGTCACCGCCCCAACCTCTAATGATATCCGTGCAACTTGCTTCGAGGGAGACTCCGGTCTTCTCAATATCATACCCCCTTCACTTATTCGTGATTACAACAAGTCCCTCTTTGAAATTACCCTCATCAACGGCTCGATTATCCAGGGCATCCCAGCCTCAGAGCCAGAACGGTATCGTGGTAAGCAATATCATGGAGCCTGGTTCGACGAGTTGTGTGCATTTGATTACCTCGATGAAGCCTACGACGGCGTACAGTTTACCCTCCGTCTTAAAGACCCAAGAATCCCTCGAGTGCAGCAGATTATTACCACCACTCCAAAGCCAAAAGAACTAATTGTCGACCTTAATGAGGGAAAGATTGGTGGTGACGTGTACGTGGTCAATGCATCGTCCTTTGACAACCGCTCAAACCTATCTGAAACCTTCTTCAAGCAGTTAGAGACATACGAAGGCACAGACATGGGGCGCCAGGAGATCTATGGTGAGATCTTGGACCCAGAAGCCTCTGGTATTGTCAAAAGAAAGTGGTTCCGTATGTGGCCAGCCAATATGCCAACCCCAGACCTTGAGTACGTTATCGTATCCTATGACCCGGCTACCTCAGAAAAGACAACCAACGACCCAACGGCTTGTACAGCGTGGGGTATTTTTGAAAAGCCGGATGCTGGAACCTGTGTGATGATGTTAGACGCATGGGACCACCACCTTAACTACCCAGAATTACGCCGTAAAGTAATCGACGACTACAAAGAGGTAGTATACGGTGCAGACAATGACTTTGGTAAGGGTAAAAAAGCAGACATGGTGCTGATGGAGGACAAATCCGCTGGTATCTCACTGATCCAAGAACTTCAGGGATCTGGAATCTATGTGCAAGGTTACAATCCAGGCCGTGCAGACAAAGTGCAGCGTCTAAACATTGTAGCCCCCTTAATTGCTAAAGGAAAAGTCTACATTCCAGAAGATCCTGTCAAAAAAGGTGACTTTGCCGACTGGTCTAAGCGGTTTATCCGCCAGGTGTGTTCATTCCCAGAAGCAGGCGGTCATGATGACTACGTTGACTCCTTATCACAGGCGCTACGAGTGCTGCGTGACTCGGGTTGGGTCAATCTGGACCCTCTACCAGCCAGGGATTATGATTACGCCGACCATGACCCGTCAAAAAGAACTGCAAACCCGTATGCCCAGTAGGGCGGAAAACACCCTATTTGTGCATTAGTATAAATAGGAACATTATCCAACAAATACCCAATCTATGGCAAATCCCCAAATTCCAATTCAAACCGGCGCAGCGCTTCCAGCCTTAGATCGCGAGGAAGATGTTCAACAAGCTGCGGATCAAGACGAAGATATTGAGCAACTTGAAGAAGCACTTGGTTTGGATTCAGACGAAGCAGAACAAGAAGTCATTGAGCTAGAAGATGGCTCAGTAGTAATCAACTACCAAGAAAAGAAAAGTCCAGCACAAGACCCTGAGTTCTATGAGAACTTGGCTGAAGTCTTCGATGAAGACGTCTTGGCACAATTAGCAAACGAATACCTTGACTACATTGATGTAGACAAAGAAGCCCGTAGCGAAAGAGATAAACAGTACGAAGAAGGTCTTCGTCGTACCGGTTTGGGCAAGGACGCGCCCGGAGGAGCCACGTTTGACGGAGCCTCTAAAGTCGTTCACCCTGTTATGGCAGAAGCCTGCGTTGACTTTGCTGCTTCCGCTGCTAAAGAACTTCTCCCACCAGATGGTATTGTTAAATCCAATATCAAAGGTGATGCAGACCGCATCAAAGAAGAGACAGCAAACCGTAAAGTATCATTCCTTAACTGGCAGCTCTCCGAGCAGGTACCTGAGTACCGCGATGAGATGGAGCAGCTGCTAACCCAACTACCACTGGGCGGATCACAGTATCTTAAGTGGCGCTTTGATGACGAACAAAAACGTCCTCTGTGCGAATGGGTTCCAATTGACAACATCATTCTCCCTTATGCTGCAACAAACTTCTACACGGCACAACGTGTTGCAGAGCAGCAAGACATTACAGAAGACACATACCAAAAGCGTATTGATGACGGCACATACCGTGACCTGGAAAACTTTGAGTACACATCAGACGCACCTCTAACAGACCAGACTCGTTCTGAAGCTGCCAACAACAAGATTGAAGGCAAACGTGAGCCATCTAAAAACATCGACGGATTGCGTCGTGTGTATGAGATCACTTGCTATCTGCGTTTAGAGGAAGACCCACTTACAGAAGGCCGTCGTGCGCCTTACATTTTAACAATCGATGAGTCAAGCGGTGACGTATTGGCTCTTCGTCGTAACTGGGAAGCTAATGATGAAAAACTCGAGAAACTGGATTGGTATGTTGAGTTCAAATTCATTCCTTGGCGCGGTGCTTATGCTATTGGCCTCCCCCATCTTATTGGTGGCCTCTCTGCTGCTCTTACTGGTTCTTTACGTGCTCTGCTTGATGCTGCTCATATCAACAACAGTCAGACAATGCTTAAGCTCAAAACTGGACGAGTTAGTGGACAGTCTGACAGGATTGAGCCAACCCAAGTAATTGAAGTTGAATCTGGCCCTGGTATCACTGACATCCGTCAGATTGCTATGCCAATGCCGTTCAACCCACCATCCTCAACATTGTTTGACTTATTGGGTTGGTTGACAAACGCAGCTAAGGGCGTAGTTACAACAGCTGAAGAAAAGATTGGTGATATTAACTCCAATGCTCCGGTTGGTACAACACAAGCTCTGATTGAACAAGGCGCTAAAGTCTTCTCTTCAATCCACGCTCGCTTGCACCGCTCACAGGCTAAATCCCTAGCAATTATTTCTCGTCTGAATCATTGGTACTTAGCGGAGATGGACAACGAGTCCGGCTCTGAAGTTAAAGTACGTGACTTTGCGTATAACAACGACGTCCGTCCAGTTTCAGACCCTAACATTTTCTCTGAGACACAGCGTCTTGCCCAGAACCAAGCCCTCTTACAGATGGCTACCTCTGCGCCTCCTGGAATGTTTGACATTCGTGCTGTGTATCGCCGTGTATTAGGTCAGCTCAAAGTTCCATCTGTGGATGAGGTACTTCCAAACCCATTAGGTGCTAAAGAGTCTAATCCAGCACTTGAAAACGTTTCGATGACGATGGGTCGCCCCGCAGCGGCGTACCCCGACCAAGATCACTTGGCGCATATTAAGATTCACTTAGAGTATGCGATGAATCCTGCTTATGGTGGGAATCCCGTCATCGGACCAACATTTGCACCACAAGCATTGCAGCATATCAAGCAGCACTTGACATTGCACTATCTGCAGTCTGTTCGCGGTTATGTAGCTCAGGCTTCAGACAATGGAAAAGATGTGTTTGATCTGCATCAAGAGAAACCAATGACTCAGCAAGCGCAACAAGCTATTGCATTGGCATCACAATTAGTTAATCAAGAGTCACAGCAAGATCTTGGACCATACATCCAGCAGATTCAACAACTGGCACAGAAGGTACAGCAAGCTCAACAGTCTCAGCAGCAGTCTGCTATGATGGCTGACCCAACAGCTGCAGTAATTCTCAAAACCCAGATGGCTGAGACACAGCGTAAACAACAAGAAGCTCAGGCTAAAATGCAGCTCGATCTGCAAAAAGCCCAGCAAGACTACCAGCTCAAAGTTGCTCAGTTGCAACAGCAAGTTCAAGAGTTGGCAGCTAAGTACAGTACACAATCTAACATCGACAGCCAACGTAATGCTACAGATATTGCAATGGCTAACATCAACAACGCTGCAAAAGAGCGTGTTGCGATGATTAGCGCTGGCGCAGCAATGGACCAGCAACAAGCTAAGTTAGAACATGAGCAAAACATGTCTGCAATGGAAGCTACTATGGCAGCCGAACAAGATATCCGCCAACATGGATTAGAAGTTCAACAGCAAGCATTCGAGCAGCAAGCCGCTCAGGTTCAAAACAATATTGAGGCACAAAATCAAGCCTCAATGGCAGCGCAGCAACAGCAGCAAGCAGCACAAGAGCATCAGCAAGGTTTGCAACAAGCAGACCAGCAACATCAGCAGCAAATGGCTCAGGCAGACCAGCAGCATCAACAACAGATGCAGCAAATGCAAGAGCAACAAGCAGCACAACCAGAGCAACAACCACCCACAGAGGAAGCATAATGGCAAAAAACAAACAAGACGGCGGCGAATTGGGTTTCAAAAAAGCCTATAAGATGACCGGCACCCCTGGCTACGCTGGCGGTCCTGATCAAAAGGTAGAGCAAGGCCCATC